CGCGATCATTGCAAAGATCGGGGGCAAAGCATGATCTCGACCACCGACATGAACGAACTGGCCGCGATGTGGCTGCGTGCAAAACAAGCGGAAAAAGATGCAACAGAGGATCGACGCGATATTGAGGACCACATCAAGAAGTTGGCAAGAATTGCCGACAGCCTTGACAGCACCGAAACCGTCGAGCCTGGGCAGTACGTCATCAAGATCGCTGGCCGCATCGACCGCAAGGTTGACGGCGAGAAAGTGCAAGAGCTTGCCGCCGAACATGGCCTGAGCGAGCACCTTGCAACGCTGTTCAGGTGGAAGCCTGAAATCAACATGTCGGCGTGGAAAGCTGCCGACGAAACCATCACAGGCCCGTTGGCCGGTGCAATTACGGCCAAGCCTGGCCGTGCCTCTTTTTCTATCACCCCCAAGGAGTAAATATCATGGCATTTCTCAACGAAGCATTTGACGTCAACGAACTGCCCCAGGGCAACACTGGCAACTTTGAGCCTTTGCCTGCCGGTTGGTACACCGTGACCATCTCAGAGGCCGAGCTGAAGTCCACGAAGGCAGGAAATGGCCAATACATCAAACTGCGCTATGACGTGACTGGCCCGACCCACCAAGGGCGCGTGGTGTTCGGCAACCTGAACATCAAGAACCCAAACCCGAAAGCGGAAGAAATTGGGCGTCAGCAGTTGGGCGACATCATGCGTGCAATCGGCTTGGCCAAGGTCACGGACACCGACCAGTTGATCGGGGGCAATTTGTCGATCAAGCTGGATGTGAAGCAAGACGCGCAATACGGGGCCAGCAATGAAGTGAAGGGCTTTAAGTCTGTGTCAGGTAGTGCAGCGCCTGCGGCGGCCTCTATGCCTGCATCTGGTGCCTCTACGGCCACCGCCAAGGCCGCGCCACCTTGGGCAAAGAAGTAACCCAAAAAAATGCCCAGGCCGATGAGAGCCTGGGCAAATTACCCTTGAGGAGAGCAACATGAAGATACCAGAGTCGGAGCATACCATTCAGGCCTTGATTGACAAAGCGCATGAGGCAAAGAAGGAGCCGCCACGCCCTCACATGGGGGCCAGTGGCTTGGGTCATCCTTGTGACCGTTGGTTGTGGTTGTCGTTTCGCTGGGCGGTGCAACCTTCGTTCCCTGGCCGCATCCTGCGATTGTTTCGCCGTGGGCAGGAAGAAGAAGCCACGATCATCAGTGACCTGCGTGCGATCGGCATGGATGTGCGCAAGGTGTCGAGCCAGCACCGTGTTGACTTTGGCAGCCATGTGTCTGGATCTCTGGACGCAATCATCGACTCTGGCGTGCCTGATGCCCCAAAGACCAAGCATGTGGCCGAGTTCAAGACGCACTCCAAAAAATCCTTTGATGCTTTGGTGAAGGATGGCGTGGAGAAGTCCAAGCCCGAGCATTTTGTGCAGATGCAAGTCTACATGGCCGGGACTGGCTTGGACCGTGCCTTGTATCTGGCCGTGTGCAAAGACGATGACCGCATTCACACCGAGCGCATCAAGTTCGATGCTGACGTGGCGTTGCCTGCCATTGCCCGTGGCCAGCGGATTGCCCTTAGTGACCGGATGCCCGAGCCATTGAGCGCAGACCCAAGCTGGTATCAATGCAAGTTCTGCGATGGCCACGACCAGTGTTTTGGTGACAAGACCACCAAGCATGTGAACTGCCGAACCTGCGCCCTGTCAACGCCGTTGTCGGACTCGACTTGGCACTGCTCTAAGTGGGATGACGTGATCCCCGTAAATGCACAGCGCACCGGCTGCGAGGGCCATGTCCTGCATCCTGACCTGGTGCCGTGGCAGCGCAAGGACGGGCCGGACGAGTTCACGGCTGTGTACGAGATCAATGGCGTGAATGTGGCCAATGGCGACCCTGAGATTGAGGGTGTGTTCAGTTCTAAGGAATTGCTGGCCAATGCTGCCGCGTGCGCTGACAAAGGCTGGACGCAGTTGCATGACATGCGTAAAGAGTTTGGTGGGAGGGTGGTGGGATGACCGACTTTGAACGCTGGTGGTATGACGAAGGAAGCTGTAACCGTCCTGCCGATGAAGACATTGAAGAATTTTCCAAGCGCATGTGCGAGATTGCATGGAGTAATGGCGCATTCAAGGAGCGCGAGGTATGTGCAAAGCTGTGCGATGACCTGCCAGCACCAAACAGTTGCAGCGGTTCAGAGAGTAGTCTTTGGGATGTTGCCACGCTTGAGTGCGCAGCCGCTATTCGCGCAAGGGGCCGTGATGCTGCGTGACTACCAACAGCGCACCATTGACCAGCTGTATGCCTGGTTCGAGGCCGGAGGCACGGGCAATCCTTGCCTGGTGCTGCCGACTGGATCTGGCAAGTCGCACATCGTGGCCGCGCTGTGCAAGGACGCCTTGCAGAACTGGCCTGAAACCCGTGTGTTGATGCTGACCCATGTCAAAGAGTTGATCGAGCAGAACGCTGAGAAGATGCGCCAGCACTGGCCTGGGGCGCCAATGGGGATCTACAGCGCCAGCATTGGCCGCAAGGACTTGGGGGAGCCGATCACGTTCGCTGGCATCCAGTCGGTGCGGAGCAAGGCGCGAGAGCTGGGCCACATTGATTTAGTCATCATTGACGAGTGCCACCTTGTCAACCACAAAGACGAGGGCGGCTATCGCAAGCTGCTGGCCGAACTGAAGGCAATAAATCCGAGCCTGCGCGTGATCGGGTTGACGGCCACACCGTACCGCCTTGGCCATGGCCTGATAACCAACAAGCCTGCCATGTTTGATGATTTGCTGACGCCTGTGAGCATCGAGGAGTTGATCTTTAAAGGCTACCTGTCAACGCTGCGCTCGAAAGTCACCAAGGCCAAGCTAGACACAAGCGGTGTGCACAAGCGCGGAGGCGAGTTTATCGAGTCAGAACTGCAAGCCGCCGTGGACACCGATGACCAAAACCATGCGGTCGTGCATGAGGTGATGGCCTTGGCCGGGGAGCGCAAGGCGTGGCTGTTCTTTTGTGCTGGTGTGCAGCACGCGCAGCACGTAGCCGAAGCCTTGCGCCAGCAGGGGGTGGCCGCTGAGTGCGTGACCGGGGAGACGCCGAAGAAGGAACGCGAGCGCATTCTGAGCAACTTCAAAGCTGGCCGCCTGCGTGCACTGACCAACGCCAACGTGCTGAACACTGGATTTGATTATCCCGACATTGATGTGGTGGTGATGATGCGCCCCACGATGAGCGCCAGTCTGTACGTGCAGATGGCTGGCCGTGGCATGAGGGTTAAGAGCCACACCGATCACTGCCTGGTGCTGGACTTTGCCGGTGTCGTAGAAACCCACGGCCCGATCACAAATGTGCAGCCACCCAAGAAGTCGGCAGGCGATGGGGAAGGCGAAGCACCCGTGAAGGTGTGCGATGCGTGCGGGGAGTTGGTGCACATCTCAGCGATGACCTGCCCGGCCTGCGGTGCGGCATTCCCTGAGCCTGTGAAGAAAGCGATGGTGTTGCGCAATGACGACATCATGGGATTGGAAGGCAAAGAGCTTGAGGCAAGCGCATGGGCGTGGCGCGAGCACACCAGCAAGGCCTCTGGCAAGCAGATGCTGGCCGTGACCTACTACGGCGGCTTGAGTGATGCGCCGATCACCGAATACCTGCCAATCTTGCATGAGGGTTACGCTGGACAAAGGGCCATGAGCCAGTTGGTCAGCATGGCCAACAGCGCCAGCATTGTGGACGGTGGACTGAATGTGCAGACCATGATCGAGATGGTCCAAAACCTCAACAACGCCACGCCGCCGAAGCTGATTGAATTCAGGAAAGACGGCAAATTCTTTCGTGTTTTAAAAAGGAGCTGGGAATGATCGACGAACTGGTGAAGGCGCAAAAGCTGCGCATGTGTGATCTGTGCAAGTTGCAAAGCGAGCCACTCGGCGGGGTTGAGGTGCGCCAGAAGTGGCACTGTGCCAAGTGCTGGGTGAAGGCAATGCAAAGGGGGTTGAAATGACAGCGTACTACAACGAGATTGAGCCAGCGGTCGCGCAATGGCTGCGCAATTTGATTGACGCCGGGCACATCGCGCCGGGTTATGTTGACGAACGGAGTATTGAAGATGTCTACCCCAACGACCTGCGCGGCTTCACCCAATGCCACTTTTTTGCCGGTGTCGGCGTTTGGAGTCACGCCCTACGATCCGCCGGATGGAGCGACGACAGACCTGTTTGGACTGGTTCCTGTCCGTGCCAACCTTTCAGCGCGGCAGGCAAAGGCGCTGGGTTTAATGACGAGCGGCACTTGTGGCCAGCCTTTCACCACCTCATCAAAGAGTGTAAGCCTGCAATCGTCATTGGAGAGCAGGTTGCAAGCAAAGACAGCGACCCTTGGATCGACCTTGTACACACTGACTTGGAAGCCTTGGGTTACGCCTTCGGGGCGGTCCCGTTTCCGTCTGCGGGCATCGGTGCGCCGCACATTCGAGACAGACTTTACTGGGTGGGTTACGCTGGCAGGATGGCCGACAACCACAGTGACGGACGCCAGCCGGGGAGTGAAGGAAGCGCGGCCATGGGACACAGGCAAGCCGCTAGGGCAAATTGTGGCGCTGGCGCGGTGGAATACGCCGGACAAAACCATGATGCAAGCCAAGTCAAAGCCGCCAGTTATGGGAAATCGCAAGCCAACGGACCCGCAGATCAGTTTGGCGGATCAGGCGTTTCACTTGGCACCGGGCCCAGCCCGACTAACGGTTACTGGCGAGATGCTGACTGGCTCCTGTGCCGGGATGGAAAGTGGCGGCCAGTTGAACCCGGGACATTCCCGCTGGCTCATGGGGCTCCCGCCCGAGTGGTGCGCCTGCGCGCCTACGGCAATGCCATCAACGCGAAAGCTGCGCAAGCCTTTATCGAATGTTTAATTGGAGAATGAAATGAGCCGCCATGCCGAGCCTGATTTTGTGACTGACTACAAGCGATGGCTTGCCGCTGGCCCACCACGCTGTTGCCACACATGCGAGCACTACGGAGTTGATGGCCTGTGTGTTGAGTTCTTCATGAAGCCGCCAGCAGAGTTTGCCGAGGCTGTGGGCGAGTGCCCAAAGTGGGAACAGGAGGTGCAGTTTTGAACAAGAAAGAACAGCGTCAGTTTGAGAGACTGGAGCGATTGCTGGCTGCTGAAAAAGAGCGATCAGACAAGGCATGGGATGCTTACCGGAGCACTCTTTATGAGCTGGTTGAGATCAAGATGAAGTTAGAGGCTGTGGAAAGGGCATTGAATGGCAACGACGACTGAACCAATCCCCA